ATGAGTTTAAAGAAATTAGTAGAAGAAATAACTAAACCAATAATAGAAGAAGGAATTAATGATCCTGGTATTTTAAAAGCTATATTTCTTGCTGGTGGACCTGGAAGTGGTAAAGGATATGTTTCTAAAGGATTATTTGGAATACCAAAAACAACTTCTGTATCCGCATATGGATTAAAGGTAGTCAATCAAGATAAAGCCCTTGAAATGTTATTAGGTGACGGACCGAAAGGTTTTGGGTTCGGTACTGATTTGGATGCTATGCCTCCAGAACTTTTCAGACAATTGACTGATCCTACTTATGATGATTATAGTGGTATGAGAACTTATGCAAAAGATTTGACTAAACAACAGAAAAAACTATATATGAATGGTCGATTGGGAATGATAATTGATGGTACGGGTCATAAGTATGGATCAATAAAGAAAAAAAAGAAAGAATTAAAAGAAATAGGATATGATTGTTTTATGGTATTCGTTCATACGGATTTAGAGATAGCTCAAAAAAGAAATATGGAAAGACCAAGAAAGTTAAGTCCTGAATTAGTAGAAAAAAGTTGGAATGATGTTCAGAAAAATTTAATTTCATTTCAGGGGTTGTTTGGTAATGCTAATTTTTTAATGGTTGATAATAGTGATACTTTAAGTGAAAAGGCTGCTACAAAGAAATTTAATATGTTAGTTAAAAAAGGAATTGGTAAATTTATTAATAAGCCTGTGAAAAATCATCTTGGTAAAAAATGGATTGAAAAACAAAAGATAATGAAAGAAATTGCAATTGTTGGTGGAGATGGAGTTATTCAAGGAGAACCAACAAGGAAAAAAGTAAAAAAGAATAAAACGAATTCAATGAGTGGATATAAAAAGGTTACTGAAGAAAAGAGTAAAATCAAAAAAACCATCGGTGTATTTGGCGGAAGATTCCAACCATTTCATTCAGGACATTTAGCCACATATAAGTGGTTGGCAAAACAAGTTGATGAAGCCTATATAACGACAACTAACATTAAAAAACCACCAAGACATCCAATGAACTTTAAAGAGAAAGTTCGACACATGACGAAGATGGGTATTCCAGCTAATCGTATCATAGAAGAAAGAACACCTTATGTGGCAAAGAACTTATTGAAGAAATTCAATACCGAAACCACAGCAGTAGTTTATGCCTTTGGTACTAAAGACGCTGGTAGATTAAAAGCTGGTACTAAAAAGAGTGGTGGAGCAACATATTATCAAGATTATAAAAAGAATAAGAATAATCTACAAGGATATGAAGAACATGGATACTTTATTACGGCTCCACAATTTGGAAATTTAAGTGGTACGAAAACACGAGATATGTTGGGTAATCCAAAAATTGATGATAAAGAAAAAGTAAAGTTTTTCAAAAAAACATTTGGATATTTCGATAAAGGGTTGTATATTATGATGACGAATAAATTCAAAAAGTTATTTGAGTATTATGTGGGTTTATTCGAAAATTCAGGCACACATACTGCCGGAGAAGTTGATGACGGACCTGGTTTCTTATCGAGTTTAAAGGCATATCGTGATAGAGCTGAAACCGAAGCTGGGAAATTAGGATGGGAAATTGCACATAATTTAATTGATGATGAATATTATTATAGTCAAGATTTTGGTTTTGTTAAAGATACAGAGTATCCAAAAGGACCTGTTGATTCAGTATCCTTTGGTCCAGCTGGTGTTCAAGAACCAAGTGCTCAAAATTTAACAGATTATGTTGGAACTGAATTATGGAATAAATGGTTAGACCATATTGATATGATTTTAAAAAATCAAGATTATGAATATGTTGATGATATGGCAAAGGCAAGAAAAGCTATTGTTAAAGATAGTCCAAAAACCGCAAAACAACTTGATGCTGAAGAGCCAGATGAAACAAAAGTTAATAGAGGAAATGAACAACACGATGAATATGATATTGTAAAAGAAGTATTATCATTATCAGAAGTATCGGCTAAAGTTAAAATGTTTAAACAAAGGTTGATGCGACGTGGTATTAAAATAAGATATTCAAAAGAAGAAGCTCAAAAAGATTTGGTTAAAAAATATGGTGGTAGAGGTCATGTTGCTGCTAAGAAATTTGGATTGAGAAAAGCTTATTATGCCGTGCCGAGTGTTGGTAGTAATAAACCAAGTGAAAAACCAAAACTTGTAATTAACAAACCAGAAATGGAAAAATTACATAAAGATAAAGAAATAGATAAAGGTAATTTAAAAGTTGTTTATAAAGAACAAAAGGAGTTATTATTAATGGGTGGAGCATATGGACATATGGCACATCCTTTTGATGACAAGGAATTAACCTTTAAGGATTTAAAAAATATTATTACGATGGGATTAGGTGGAACATTAAGTCGTGAAGATAATGTTACGGAAAAAACTGATGGTCAAAATCTTATGATAAGTTGGAAGAACGGTAAATTAATTTCTGCTCGTAATAAAGGACATATAAAGAATAAAGGTAAAACTGCTTTAAGTATAAAAGACGTAGAGAGTAAATTTAAAGGACGAGGTGATATTAGAAATGCCTTTGTTTATGCCGTAAGAGATTTAAGTAAAGCAATTGGTGCTTTAAGTGATAAACAAAGAACAAAGATATTTGGTGAAGGTTCTAAATGGATGAGTTTAGAAGTAATGTGGCCTGCCAGTGAAAATGTAGTGAATTATGATATAACAGAATTGATGTTTCATGGAACATTAGAATATGATGATAGTGCAAGAGTAATTGGCCAGGCAAAAGATAGTGCAAGAATATTGGCTGGTATGATTAAACAAGTTAATCAAAACATACAGAAACATTATAAGATTAAAAAACCACATTTTATGACAGTTCCTAAACACCAAGATTTTGGTAAACTAAAGGGTAAGTTTTTAAGTAGATTAAAAAAACTACAATCGCAATATTCTTTAAAGGATAATGATACTCTTGCTTTATATCATCAATCATATTGGCAAGAATGGATTTTTAATGGAGCTAAACAAACAGATTATTCAAACATAACAAATGAGATATTAGTCAAGTTAACAAAACGATGGGCTTTCTTTGATAAGTCATATAAAATTTCACAGATTAAAAAAGATTTAAAAGAATATCCAAAATTTTTAGAATGGGTATTAAGTACTGATAAAAATGACCATGCTAAAATGGTCAAGAATAATATGAAACCATTTGAAGAATTGTTTTTTGAAGTTGGTGCTACAATTATGAAAAATATAGAAGGTTGGTTAGCTGTTAATCCAGCACAATCTGTTCAAAAAATTAGAAAAAAAGTACAGTCTTCGATATTGAGTGTAAAAAGCGGAGGGGATTTAAAAAAATTAAGTAAATTAAAACAACAGTTGGATAAGTTAAATTCTATTGGAGGATTAGATGCAGTAATTCCATCAGAAGGAATAGTTTTTAAATATAATGGTAAAACATATAAATTTACAGGAGCATTTGCTCCACTAAACCAGATTACTGGATTAATGACATTTGATAGATGAGTAACATAGAAAAAATACAAAAGATGGTAAAGGGCATTTATAATCGACCAATACAGGTTGGTTATGCAAATAAAACAGTTCGTGAAGAAGGTGAAGAGTGGGAAGACCATAATGGTAGGAAGTGGAAAATGGAAAATGGTAAAAGAAAACAAATTACTAAAGTACCACCAAAGGGGTTTGATAAATGTGATGATTGTGAAAAGTTGATTTTAAAAACAATTGATCAACAAACTTATAATAGATTTGGTCGATGTAAATATTGCCAAATAGAGTTTGAAGCAGATTTATATCGAAAAGATGAGTGGCAATCGTGGGTAAAAGAACAAGAAGAAAAACGATGGGAAACGGTATTAAAAGAATATGAATCAGAAATGGAATTAAATAAAGATGCTGATCCGTTTGATAAGAGTGTTGTCAATGCTTTATCGGATGAAAATATAAAGAAATATAATGAGTAATTTAAAACAAGCAATTAAACAACAGTATTTAAAATGTGCTCAAGATCCATCGTATTTTATGAATAAGTTTTGTCTAATTCAACACCCACAGCGTGGTAAAATTAAATTCGAATTGTATTCATTTCAAGAAGAAGTATTAAAAGAATATCAAGAACATGATTATAATATTATATTAAAATCAAGACAATTAGGTATTTCAACATTGACTGCAGCTTATTCTTTATGGATGATGTTGTTTCAAAATGATAAGAATGTTTTGTGTATTGCTACTGCAAAAGATACTGCAAAAAATCTTGTAACTAAAGTAAGAATTATGTATGATAATTTACCATCTTGGTTAAAGACTCAGATTGTTGAAAATAATAAATTATCTTTGGTATTTAAAAATGGTTCACAGATAAAAGCAATCGCATCTAATGAATCTGCTGGTCGGTCTGAAGCATTATCTTTATTAATATTGGATGAGGCAGCATTTATTGAAAGGATTGATACTATTTGGACTGCCGCTCAACAAACACTTGCAACAGGTGGAGATTGTTTGGTGATTTCTACACCAAATGGTGTTGGTAATTGGTTTCATAAAATTTGGATGGAAGCTAAAGAAGAATCAAACAAGTTTAATACTGTTAAATTACATTGGTCTGAACATCCAGAAAGAGATCAAAATTGGAGAGATGAACAAAATACTATTTTGGGTCCAACAAAAGCTGCTCAAGAATGTGATGCTGATTTTTTAAGTTCAGGCCGTTCAGTTGTTGATCCAAAAATATTAGAATGGTATAAAGGAAATATGTGTCAAGAGCCAGCAGAAAAGAGTGGGTTTGATAGAAATTTATGGGTATGGGAATATCCAGATTATTCAAAACAATATTTGATTTGTGCTGACGTTGCTCGTGGAGATGGTAGTGATTATTCTGCTGTACAAGTTTTTGAATTAGAAACTTTGACACAAGTAGCAGAATATAAAGGTCAATTGGGAACAACTGAATTTGGTAATTTTTTAATAGAATTGGCAACAAAATATAATGATGCTATTTTGGTAGTTGAAAATAATAATATTGGGTGGGCAACTTTACAAACTATAATTGATAGAGGTTATGATAATTTGTTTTATCAAGATAAAGATCATATGATTATAGATAATGAACATCAATATACTAACAGATATAAACATATTGATAAAAATAAAGTTCCTGGTTTTACTACTTCATCAAAAACTAAACCATTGGTTGTAGCAAAAATGGAAGAATATACACGAGAAAAACTTGTGAACTTACGTTCATCGAGATTAATTGATGAACTTTTTGTATTTATATATAAGAATTCAAAAACAGAAGCGCTTGACGGATATAATGATGATTTAGTGATGTCTTATTCTATTTTATTATGGATTAGAGACACGGCTATTAGAATGCAATCAGAGCGTTCTGAATTTCAGAGTACTTTAGTAGAGTCAATTGGAAACTTAAACAAAAGAGAGCCTATTATGACACCAAATAGGCCTAAAGAAAATCCCTGGGAAATGGATATTGGGGGAGAAAAAGAAGATTTAACTTGGTTATTGGGGTAAATTATGGCAGATAATATTTTTACAAGACTTGGTAGATTGTTTCAATCTAACGTTATCATTAGAAAAACTGATGATGATAGATTAATCGTTAAAGATTTGGATTTTACACAAACGGGTTTGAGATCAAATTTTATTGATAGATACACTCGTTTGATGCAGAATACATATTCAAATCCATATTCTGTTGCACAAAACCGAAGAGCAGCATATGAAATTCGTAAACACGATTTGTTTAGAGATTATGAACTTATGGATCAAGATCCAATTATTGCTTCGGCTCTTGATATCTATTCAGATGAATCTACTGTTGATAATATTGAAGGTGAGATTTTAAAAATAAGAACTGATAATACTCAAGTTAATAAAATTTTACATAATTTATTTTATGATATCATAAATATTGAGTTTAATTTATGGAGTTGGATTCGTAATATGACTAAATATGGTGATTTTTATTTACGATTAGATATTGTTGATAAATATGGGGTGGTTAATGTTATTCCTGTATCTGCTTATGATGTTACGAGATTAGAAGATCATGATCCTGAAAATCCACAACTTATTCAGTTTGAAATTGAAACTGAGAAGAAAGAAATCATTGAGAATTATGAAATAGCACATTTTAGACTTTTATCTGATACTAATTTTTTACCATATGGTAGGTCTATGTTAGAGGGCGGCCGCAAAATTTTTAAACAATTAACTCTTATGGAAGATGCTATGTTAATACATCGTATTATGAGAGCCCCTGAAAAAAGGATATTTAAGATTGATGTTGGTAATATACCACCAAGAGAAGTTGAACAGTTTATGCAAAAAATCATCAATAAGATGAAAAAGATTCCTGTGATTGATCAAAATACAGGAGAATATAATTTAAAATATAATGTAGAATCTGTAACGGAAGATTACTTTTTACCAGTACGTGGTGGTGACAGTGGAACGGAAATAGAAACTTTGCCGGGTCTTTCTAACAATGACCAAATTGAAGATATTGAATATTTAAGAAATAAGTTAATGGCAAGTTTAAGAATACCAAAGGCGTTTCTTGGATATGAAGAAGGTTTGAGTGGTGGTAAAGCTACATTGGCTGCTGAGGATGTTCGGTTTTCTAGAACTATTGAGAGACTTCAAAAAATTGTTGCAAGCGAATTGACAAAAATTGCTATAGTTCATTTGTATAGTCAGGGGTTTGAAGATGCTGAATTAATTAATTTTGATTTGGAATTACAAATTCCATCTATGATACATGAACAAGAGAAACTTGAATTGATGAATCAACGATTAGAAATAGCTGAAAAAGCTATGGATGTTAAATTATTTAGTCGTGAATGGATTTATGATAATATATTTGATTTTTCTGATGAAGAAAAACTTGAAGTTTATAAAGATATAGTTGAAGATACAAAACAGAAGTTTAGATTAGAACAAATCGAAACTGAAGGACAGGATCCAGCAGAACAACCAGTTAGTGATGAAGAAGATGAAGACGAGATGGCAAGATCTGATGATTGGGGCGGAAGTGAGAAAGATCCATTTAGTGGAAAAGAGACTCAAAAAGATGTATACGACAGTGATACGGTACAAAAACGACATAGAAGCTTTGGAAAACGTGAATTTAAAGGTAAATCACCTCTTGCCACAAGTAAAGCATATACTGCTATAGCACGTGAAGGTATTTTAAATCAACTAAAAGATAAATTTCCAAAAACAAATAATTCATTATTGAGTGAAGATAATATATTAGAGGATTAATTATCAACTCTTATCTAAAATAAACTATATTTATATATGAATAATTATATTAAATAATTTGGGAATCCCAATGACGAATTTTAAACATAGTAAATTGAAGAATACAGGTCTTTTGTTTGAGTTTTTACTTAGGCAAGTGACTGTAGATGTGTTGAATAAAAATAAAGATTCTAATGCTCTTAAAGTTATTAAGAAAAAGTTTAATGAACACACAGAAGTTGGAAAAGAGTTAGCTTTATACAATTTATTGCTGACAAAGAAGTTTAAGTCAGACAAGAAAGCTGATTTCTTTTTATCTGAAATATTAAGACAAAGAGAAAAGTTAAATAACTCTGTATTGAGAAGGGAAAAATATAATATAATTAAAGAAGTAAAAGAGTATTATGATGTAAATCAATTGTTTTCTTCTGTAGTCCCAAATTATAAAATATTTGCATCTATTTATAAGTTATTTGAAGGCTTTGGAAGACTTAATGCTGATGAGAAAACAGAAAATTATTTTATTATAATAGAAAATGTTACCACATTAAGTAATAAAAAAACTGATACTTTTATACCAAAGGAAATGAAAGATAAAGATTTAAGGATTTTATCTTATAAAGCATTATTGGAAAAATTTAATAAAAAGTATTCTAATTTAACAGATGAACAAAAGAAAGTATTAAAAGAATATATAAGTAATATTTCTAATACAAATAATTTTTCTGCGTTTGTTAAAAATCAACTGCCTATTTTAGAAAAAAGATTACGTAATAAAATTTCTAAAATAAAAGATAAAGTATTAAAAATTAAATTACAAGAGGCAGTTAATTGTGTTGGTAAATTTTGTTTGAATGAATCAAAACAACCAAATGATAAATCAGTCACCCAACTGTTGAGATATTATGAACTTGATAAAGAACTCAATAAAATTTAATGAGTTGGTAAGGGAACTTGCCCGTAGCTTATTAAAAAAAAAGTTAAGTGAAATAACTACTACTGCAAGTATTGATGGGTATGAAACACCTAATGCTTTTGGTAAAACTAGTAAGAAAAGAAAAAAGAATTTAGAAAAACAAACCGGATATAAATTCGTAGATGAGGCAACCAATGACAGTGATATGAAGAAAATCAAAGATGCTATACGGAAAGAAGTATCGGACATACTTCGTGATATTTGGATTAAAAGAACTTCTTGGGGAGGGCGTTAATGTATCAAGTAGATCCTAATGATAGTAAAAAACAAATACCAAAGGCGAGACTGACAAGTGCTTATGGTCAAGCAACAACTCCTGGACCATATCCATTAAGGCATGCCAGACCTAACTATGTTTTAGTAAATGTAGCTGGGGATTATTCATTTGCTTATGAATCGGGAAGTCTTTCTACATATGTAAGTGGTTCTAATATTCAAAGCGCAAATGCAGGGCCAGTTAGACTTGATATTAATCCAATTGCTTGGACATCATCTGGTGGAGAAGCTGGTGATGTAACTTTTGTATATTTAGGAGCTGTGGGGTAAAATTATGAATAAACAATTATTAGTAGAAGTAAGACCATTTGATGTTTCAAGAGAAAAAATTAATGAATCTATTAAAGAAAATGATGGTAGATTGATTGTAAAGGGTGTATTACAAAGAGCAGAATCCAAAAATCAAAATGGTCGCGTTTATCCTCGTGAAGTATTATTAAAAGAAGTTGGAAAATATTTAGAAAATCAAGTTAGAGAAAGAAGAGCTTTAGGCGAGTTAGATCATCCAGAAAGTGCTGTAGTTAATCTTAATAATGCGTCTCATAATGTTATTGAAATGCATTGGAATAAAGATGATTTAGTGGGAACGGTTGAAGTCTTATCTACTCCTGCTGGTAATATATTAAAAGAATTATTTAGATCGGGAATCAAACTTGGGATTAGTTCAAGGGGACTTGGTAGTGTTGAACCAGTAAATGAAACAGAAGGTGAAGAAGACACCGTAGAAGTTCAGCCTGATTTTGAATTAATTGCATTTGATTTTGTATCTAACCCATCTACACACGGAGCATTTATGAATCCTGTAAATGAATCTGTTCAACATCAAACTCCAGAAAATAATATAGAGAGAATTATTAACTCCATTATGAGGGGTTAATAATGCCTGCAGTCTCAAAACAACAAAAAAAGTTTATGGGGTTAGTACATGCAGTTCAAAAGGGAGAAGTTCCTGCCTCAAAAGTATCTAAAGCCACTAAAGATGCCGCTGAACAAATGAAAAAAAAAGATGTAGAGGATTTTGCATCTACGAGTGAAAAAGGACTTCCAAAAAAGAAACAGAAAGAAGCAATTGAAGTAGATGTTGATAAGTTATTAAAACATCCAAAGATAAAAACTCTTATACAGAAATTGGGGATTAAAAAATCACAATCTAAAGAGGGTGCATTAAAAATTCTTAATTATTTCGCAACCAACCCACAGTCACTTGCAACATTTAAAAAAGTGGATTTTGAAGAATCTGTAGATGAAAGTGGTATTTTGTATAAAGCTGGAGTAAAGAAATATGGTTTAGAAGGAATGAAGAAAATACAACAGGCTGCTGGTAAGAGAAAATCACACGCAGAAATAGGT